CAGGTGAACGTAAAAAAGCAGACTTTATTATTATCATTGCGATCATTAAAATCTTAAAGTTGCGTTTCCCACAACTAAACCTACTATTCCTTGATGAATTGCTAAGTTCGGTTGATAATGACGGAGTACACAATATCTTAAAGATCCTATCACAAGTTATTAAAGAGAACAAGATTAATACATTTGTAATTAACCACACTGTATTACCGCATGAAATCTTTGATAAGAAGGTACAGATCTACAGAGAGAATGGTTTCTCTAAATTCGAAATCGAAAGAATTGAGTAGGATATATAGTATATCTGAAAAATTATCATATAGATGGCAACATATAACCTTAAATTCAACAAAGACGACAGTGTAGTTAGGCACCTAATTATTGGCCTACTTGCTGACCTGAATCAAAAGTTAAGTTTCCATCGTCAGGTTTCGAATGATAATAGAGTCGAGGTAGATGTACCATTCTACTATTCTATTACAGGAGACGAAAACTTCTTACGTGATGAATTTCTATTTACAACGATCGGTGGAGTAAATTGTGTACCAGATGGACAAAAAGCCGATGGAAATTACGATCAGGTTCCAAGAGGAGTTATCAATATAACTTCGCTTAATGTCGATCCTTCAAAACTAGTAAACAAGAGAAATCTTGGTCAATACTCAGTACTCGATAAAGACGGTGTGATGCAGAGTTATGTTGCTGAATTTAGTATGATTCCAATCGTGTTAGGATTTGATGTTACAATTGTAGTTTCAAGTCAACTTGACCTATTTAAAGTTACTGAGGCAATCATTAAAAAGATGTACCGTGCTAATTATTATAACGTAGAGGTTGGACATCTTGAAGAGGGACTATATAGAGTTTCTTCTGAATATGCAGTACCTGATGATTATAGTATGGAAAGACCGGTTGAATTTGGATTTGGAGAAAAAGAGGACTTTAGAGTTACCTTTCCTATAGAAATCAATTCATTCATTCCATCATTTGACTTCTCAACTGCAAGGCATGCTGGTAACAGAATGGAAGTTATTGGAAGCTTTAACAATACACAAAATGGAGAAGTTGAAGGACCAGATGCTCCACTACTAGGAGACAACTATAATGTTACTGGTCGAGAAGTTCCATTTAAAGAATAAATACTTGATATATAAAGAAAATTAAAAAACCATAAAATGGCTACAGTTAAGAAAAATATCTTCACGATTTGCTTTGAGTCTGACGAGAACTCTAAAGTAGTTTATACTGCTGGAAAATTCTTCAACATAACAGAGAGCGGAGTTTCACCAATGTCGACTGCATACAATCCACTATTGGAAGACCTAGCATATTCACTGAAGAACTTTAATGTAACAGAAGAGGGCTTAAGCTTTTACTACGATCTAAAATCTAAGTCTATCAAAAGAATCACTGAAGGAATTGCTTCAGCAGAGTTACAGCAAGAAAAAATGAATGAGTCGGTTGAGTCTTTCAACGAATTGATCGAGCTTAACGCAAAACTTTCTGAAGTAGAAGCTCTAAGAAAAGAGCACAAACTTGCTGGTAATGAAGCTGCAGTTTCTGAAGCGATCAACATTATTTCTGAAATCAAAGCATCGATTGCTAAGGTTAAGGAAACAGCAACGGTTACTCTATACAGATACGTTGCAGAAGAAAATAAAGTATACGTTAACAATACTGAAACAGCTCTAGAAAATTTCACAGAGAATATGTTTGCTGCCGGTTACATTAACTACGCAGACAAAGCAATTCTAAAAAAGTTCGAAGCCGCTGCAAATAACTTTGATAAGTATTCAGTCGCTGAAAACCTAACAGAAATTACTGAAGATTCAATTACTGTTTCAACATTTAGAGTTAACGAAAAAGCTTTCGTTTACAAGAACAACGTAGAAACAACAATTACAGAATTTAAAGAACTATCTGCGGTAGCAGCTATCGATTATATTTCTGAAAAGACAGGAGAAGATGTATCATTCATGTTCGAAGACGTCCTACAGGCAAAACTAGAATTAAGATCTAGATTAGATGCTAAAATCGAAGAGACTTTAGGCCTGATCGCATTCTTAAAAGATCAGAGAAATATTCTAGCAGAGGCTAATAAGAATATCCCAGAAATTAAAGAAGCTGATAAACTAATTAGTTCTGAAATCGCTAATTTTGAAACAATCATTTCTATTCTAGAAAATGATGAGCTAACAAGAAACGACGGATATACTACTGCTACTCTTAAAACTGAATATGACGGAGTTGCAGCAGGTACTGAAGTAAAAGTTGATGCATTAGATTATACTACAGCTGGTAAAGACGATATAATTACAATTGTATCTGGCGATAAAGCTATTAAGGTAGAAAAGAGACATGTTGAGATTAGTTCTAAAGAGACAATCTAATAAACATAGTTATTAACAATAAGAAAAGGGTCAATTGGAAACAATTGGCCCTTTTTGTCTATAATCTAAAACAAAATAGATTATGAGTTTATTACAGATACTTATTATTCTTGCATTTGGCCTTTGGGGCTACAAGAATTTTGAAGATAAAAACAGAGAGCCTTGGAGAGGTTTCCTATGGGGATTCTTTTTAGGTATAATTGGAGTAGGTATTACTTATATGTTTAGTAAAAAAGAAATTAACGACAATAATGGCTAGAAAAAAGAATTACTTAAACAATAGGGACCTTTATGATGAGATCGTAAAGTCTAAAGAACAGGATCAGCTTACACCTAAAGCTGAAAAAATGCTTGTTATGTTGGCTGAGCGAGCGATTCGCAAATTGACTTATGTTAGTGATGATGATCGCCAGGATTGTTTACAATTCGCGCTATTAGATTTATTAAAGTATTGGAGAAACTTTAACCCAAAGTATACGAATGCATTTGCCTATTTTACTGAGATCGCAAAGCGTGGTTATGCAAAAGGTTGGAATAAAATACATCCTAAAAAATACAAGTCTACCCTATCGCTTGATAAAAATAGCGGCAGCTCAGATCATGAGGGTGGATTGTTCAATATCTGATGTCAATAAAGAATGTAAAACCAACTAAAAATTCAGGATTTAACCAAGGATATTTCACACCAACATACCCACAGAAATACCTTGGCAAACCTCCTATTATCTACAGGTCATCATGGGAACGCAAATTTATGATTATGTGTGATTCTAGAGATGATGTCGTGGCGTGGTCCAGTGAACCTGTAGAGATTAAATATTGGTCTACATTAGATTCTAAAGTCAGAAAGTACTACCCTGATTTTTATATGAAAGTGCAAAAGGGTGAAGGTATCTTTGAAGAATTTCTGGTAGAGATTAAACCATCAGAACAGCTTAAAAAACCTAAACCCCCAACAAAGAATTCTAAAAAGGCTCTTAACTCATATAAGTTTTTAGCCGAGCAGTTCGTTATTAATCGCGATAAATACATATATGCTAAAAAGTGGGCGGAAGAAAGAGGTTGGCGATTTATTGTCTTAACTGAAAAGACGCTTAAATAATGGGTGAAATCAAACGACAAATCAGAAAACTAAGTAAAGAAGCCGGTGGTAAAACAATGGCTAGAAGGGTTGCTGAGAAATGGTTTGATACCTCTAAAAAGAGTAGGGCTAATAAATCGGTAGTTACTACTGGTCGAAGATTTATGCCAGGTAAAATTTACGTATTTGAATATAAGACACCAAAGGGAATTGACCGATTAGAATGGTGGGATAGGAACCCTGTAGTTTTAGCACTTGATCCATATAAAGGAAATGATGTTGGAATTAACCTTAACCTATTACCAGTTACGGTAAAAGAAGAATTGTTAGACATGGTATATGATCGATTACAGGGTCAAATTAAAAGTCAATCGTTAGGTTCTAGGAAAGGTAATGCTGAGATTCAAGGACAAATTCAATTCAGTTATGAGGGCGCCAGATCATTCCTAAAACAATATGGATATGACTTTGCAATTAGACAATACATTCCAAATTTAAAGTCAAATCAAGCGGTAATTGCTTATGAAAATTGGGCAAATATTGCACTTTGTGATTTTATAGATTTAAATGGAAGTACAACCAGAAGCATTAGATTCCAATTCAGAAAACATAACAGATAACAAGAATATATACTAAAGAATATAATATTAACCTACAATGGCAGGATTTACTAATAACAACAATGGTCCATTAAGTACCAATAAAAGACCGTTTAGGCTTTCAGACTCTCTGAGAGCTCTTTCGTCGTTTGGTATGAGATATGACGACCTTGTATTAAGACAGTCTCAAGCAATTGGTCCAATGGAGGATCAAATAGGTTACGGTCAAATGAACCCACTTGGATGGGACAACGATGATATCTATGGAGCATTTGCTGCTCTTTCAATGACCGACATTAACCTAAAGAAGAACATTCCATTCTTTGATAAGGACTATGCTGGAAAAAGAGATGACTTAAGAAGCTTCTCGATGAATGATGAGATTGAGGATATCTTAGACATTTTAAGTGATGAGACAATTGTTTATGATGATAAGAATTTCTTTTGTCAACCTGAAATTTTAGGAATGGATGTTTCTGAAGATGTTGAAAAGGACCTTAACAAATACTTTAAGCAAATCTATCAATACTTTGGATTCACACAAGATCAATCAGCATGGTACTATTTTAGAAAGTTCTTAATTGATGGTTATCTTGCATTTGAAATTATCTATTCACCGGATCAAAAGACCGTAATTGGTTTTAAAGAACTTGATCCAATCACACTAGTACCTGGTTATAATAAAGAGGACGGTAAGAAAGTTTGGATTCAATATAAGGACGATCCAATTAAACAGAGAAAACTATACGATTCTCAAATTGTATACATCTCATATTCGTCAATTACAACCGCATCTAGAGTTTCATACGTTGAAAGATTGGTTAGATCGTATAACCTTCTTCGCATTATGGAACACACTCGAGTGATTTGGGCTACCACTAACTCGAGCTTTAGAATGAAATTCATTATCCCAGTTGGGGGTAAATCTAAAACACGTGCTAAACAATCGCTAGCTCAATTGATGCATTCATATAAAGAGAATGTTGAGTTTGATTGGGATAGTGCAACTCTACAAACTGATGGTAAACCAATGCTACAGTTTAATAAAGAGTACTGGTTACCAAGTAAAGAGGGAGAGAGCCCTGAAATTGAAACACTTGGAGGAGACGGACCAGACCTTTCAGATACTGAAGCACTAAAGTACTTTGCAGATAAACTAAAGCACGTTTCAAAAATTCCATATTCACGTTTCCTATATGAAGACGGTGGTGGTGATTTCAATATGGCCGCTGATGGTATGATTCGTGATGAAATTAAATTCTCTAAATTCGTTAAGCGTTTAAGATCTACATTCCAAGAGATTTTGGTTAAGCCATTATACTTACAAATGTGTCTTAAGTACCCTGAATTTGAGAACGATCCACAAT